CTGCGCGGCGGCACATTCAGAATTTTGGCGAAGATATCGACGGCCGAGTTCTGGCCATAGCGTGCCGAGAACGTGTAGCCCGGCACCGGGGGGGTGCCGCCGGCCGTCGCCGGGTCCACCACCGAGGACGGCGCGAACAGGTTCAGCGGGCCGTCGAACGCTGCGTTGAGGTCAGCGGCATACAGCAGCTCGCCGTCGTGCCACGGGTAACCGGTGCCACCGTTGCGTGGTGAACCGCCGAGCCGCGTGATGGCATTCATGACCGTCGCCCCCTAACCGAGAACCGAGTTGCCGCCGACCGTCCAGGCGCGATCGAGGCCGCGGCCTGCCCAGCTCGATGAGTCGCCGCCGCGGAAGCCCGACAATGCTGCTGGCATCGACAGCAGCGGGATCTGTGTGTTCGCCAGGCGGATGGTGTTGAGCGAGGCGCGCGCCTGGCTGAGCAGCAGCGGGCTCACCTGCGCCCCTGGCGAGGCCAGCGCGACGCGCACAGCCAGGTTGTTCACCAGCGCGTCGACGTATTCCGGCGGCAGCGCCAGGTCGTCAGCGACGGTCTGGTAAACCGGCAGCGTCGCCTTGACCGCGAGGCGCATCTCGTAGGCGTTGGCCGGCGGCACCGGCCAGAAATACAGGCGCCCGACCGGAAAGGCGCTGTCGTAGAACACCGCGGCCGGGATCGAGCCGAGATCTTTGATGGTGATGGTCGACCAGTCTTCGCGCGCCTCGATGATCGAGAGGGGGATATCGACATTACGCCCGACAGCGGTGGTCCCGGTGCCGGCGGTCGGCCCCTCCCCGAGCGGAAACGGCAGCATGGCTGGGAGCAGCGCGCCATTGCTGCCAGGACCGCCGCCACCGCCACCAGTGTGCAGCAGCCGCACGAATGCTGCGTGGATCTTGTCGGGGCGCGTGGTGTTGAAGTCCTGGCGCGGCCCGATCGTATAGGACAGCGCGCCGGTTGAGACGAGCGAGATTTCCTGCTCGTTCCACACCAGCCACCGTCGTCGCTGCCACTGCGCCAACATCATGACCAGCAGGCTGAATGCGTCGGCCACATCCTTGCTGCCGTCGCTGACGCTCTGCGTATCGGTAATCCGCCCGGCCATGCGCAGTGCCAGGAACAGCGCCTCTATGACGGTCTCTGGCGGGCCTGGGTGCAGCGGCAGTGTCTGGTGCTGGTTGTTGGCCTGCACCAGCTGTAGCGCCATCGTGGCCCGGTCCAGCAGGGTCTTGGAGACCTCGCCCCCGACCCAGTCGCGCAGCCGCACCGCGAGGTTGAGCACGATGGCGTTGCGCACGCCCGATGTGAGGGACAGTGGCGTGTTGAGATTAGAGATGGTCGGCAGTGAGCCGGGGATGACCTTGACGGCGCGCTCGCGGTTCCACTCGTCCAGCATCTCATTCATCAGGGATGCGGCGTCGGTGACGTCTTGCGATCCCGGGGTGAGGCCTTGGGTGTCGGTGACGCGGCCGGCGGCACGTAGCGCGAGGAACACGACCCCATAGCCCGTGCCGTCGTTGTGCGCGATCAGCGGTGCCGGGTTCTGCTGCAGGTTGATTGCCTGGAGCAGCTGCAGGGCGCGATCGGCACGCTCGGTCAATGTCTTCGACACCTCGGCGCCGAATGCATCGCGCAGCCGCACCGCGAGGTTGAGCACGATGGCATTCTTCTCGCCGGGCGTCATGACCAGCGTCGTGGTCAGGCTGGTGATCGGCGGCAGCACGCCGGGGATCACGCGCACGGCGCGCTCGCGGTTCCACTCATCGAGCATTTCATTGAGCATGGACAGAGCGTCGGTGACATCCTGCGATGTCTGGTTGAGGCCCTGTTCGTCATTCACCCGGCCGGCGGCACGCAGCGCCAGGAATATGATGCCGCCGCCTGTGTTGTCGGTGGCGGCGATGATCGGCGCGGCGATATTCTGCAGGTTGATGCTGTTAAACGCTTTGAGCGCCGACACCGCGAGTTGCACGTCGAGCTGAACCGGCGGCAGCGCATAGATTTGCCGCAGCCGCACCGCCATGGTGGTGAGCAGGACGTGTTCGTAATTGCTCCAGAACGGCACGTCGGTGGTGAGATTTGGGAAGCCCGGCAATTCGATGCGGTTGACGCGGACCTCTCGCTCGAGGTTCCACTCGCTGATCATCGCATTGAGGATCTTAAAGCTATCGTTGACGTCATCGGGCATCGGCGTCTGGCCAATGCCGTTGACGCCGGAATTACGCAGCGACAGGAAAACGATGTCGTTGGCGACGGTCATGCTGATGCCTCAGTGAGAGGACAGCCCCGAGGCTGCCGGGTATCACGCGCTCGGGGCCACACGCGTTAGGCGAAGCCCGGCGGGAGGATTGCGGGGCTTCCGGCAGCAAGCTGTTTATGCGGACAGCACGCCGAACCAGGCGCCCGCCAGCGGTGAGATCAGCGTCATCGTCTTGCCGTTCGCGAGCGCGATCCCGGTAGCATTGGCGATGCCGTTGATGGTGTCGGCGCCGGGGGCCGCGAACACCTGAGAACTCGCAGCCCCAGCATTGGTGAGCCACATCACCTGGCCCCCCACGGCGGGCGGCAGCTGCACGCTGTCGGCGGCAGTGGCACAGACCGCGATCAGGGTGCAGGCGGTGCGCACGGGCGTTGCCAGCGCCTGCGTGCCGCCTGCGCGGGCGGTGATGCTGGCGGCCGACCAGCCGTTGCCGCTGGCGAGCTGCGAGATGTCATGCAGCCCGACACCGGTCTGGAAGTTGACGCTGCGGCCGGCGGGATAGACGACTTGGGTTGCCATGACCCGCCCTCCTCAATTCGCGCAGAGGCGAACCGCGAGCTGCGGACGCAACGCCGCAGACCCCCAGAGCACATCTATTCGTATCGGCATCGTGTCGTCGCTGATGCTGTATTGCCGCACGGCGCGCATGCTGATGCCGTCCTTCACAACACGCGACGCCATATCGACCCCGCCCGGCATCACTAAATCCGCAGTGGCGAAGGTGAACGCGTCAGGATGGAACGCGAGGCTGAGCCCGGTTGCTGTGCTGGCGGTATTCATGAACGTGAGCGCCGCAGTCGCGTTGGCGGCGGTGACGACGTTCTGTGACGGGCTGCCGCTGACGCCATTGATGGCCGGCGCGATCGACATATTGCCCGCGCCGCCCGCATAGGCTGCGGTCAGCACGAACTGCTGCAGCACGCCGCTGCTGATCTTAGTTTCGGGATGGCACCGGAAGACGCCAGCGATCGTAAATACATCACCCGCATTGCCTGCGCCCGTGCCGGTGATCACGGCGAGTGTGCTGCCGGTATTCTGATTGGCGACAACGGCGGTGGTGTAAGCGCCACTTTCCGCGCCACGGGTCTGCGTGGTCAAGTGGGTATTCTCCGCCCATTCGAAGCCAGCCGACAGGCCCATCACACCATCGGTGTATTGGCTGCGGATCTCCGTCGATGATTGGAACAACCCCTTGAGGCTGTCGACCATATCGACATTGTCCTGCGTGTTTATGCGCAGCAACCACTGCTTGGATTGTGGCGTCAGGTTGTCGAGCAGCTGCTTGCGGGCCTGCAGCACAGTCTTGAACGTCTGCGCAGCGCCACTCGTCCCAACCTGGTTCCACACTTGCGGCCACATGGCATTGACGAAATCGCTCTCGAGGCGGGCGGCCAACACAGCAATCGCCGGCTCAATGTAGCGAGCGCTGAAGTCATCGATGCTCAACGTCAGCTCAGCGCTGCTGAAGCTAAAGTCGACGTGATACTGGTTGGTGATCGGCAGGCTGACGAATGTCTCGACGGTGTTCTGCAGCGACAGCGCGGGGGTGGTACTGACGGTGTATTGCACCGGCAGGCGGATGCGCAGCGTGCTGCCGATCTTGGCGCCGCTATTGGCGAAGCTGTCATCGTATTGCCGGTTGACCGCGCCAATTATGTTGCACTTCTGGTGCAGTATAGCGAGCGCCTTTGCGGTGATCATATTGATGGTGAGGAGGGTATTGGTAGCGGGCATGACATGCCCCTTTCGTCACACGAGTGCGGGAAAAGGGCTCCTCACCGGCTATGCGGTTCTTGGAGCCTCGATTGCCCGCTGCGACGACAGGGGTAGACACAGCCGCAGGCGGATCAGCACGACACGGCGGATTTAGAGCCTCGCGAGGGCTGGGTGTGCTGTAGCCACAGCGCCATATACCGGGCGCGGCGGTGGCGGGGCTGACCTACCCGCTAGAGGTTAGGCGCTACTTCTTGCGCTGCGCCTCGCGCTTCTTGCTGTAGGCGATCGCTACAGCCTGCTTGACCGGCTTGCCGGCCTTCACCTCGGCCTTGACGTTCGACGTGAACGCCTTGGGTGATGTGCTGGTCTTGAGTGGCACATATCCCTCCGCAGTTAGAGGATTGCCGAAGACATACTGGATGTCTCCATCACCACACTCGCAACTCAAGTCGGATAGCGACAGGCTAAAATCGACTTGATGCTCGGGGAAGATTATGGGCGGAAGCACAACACGTCCCATCACCGCCTCGATCGGTGGCGCTCGAGATCCTTCTTCAGGTAGTAGTCGGCGAGCGCCTCGGGGCTTGCGGTGTATTCGTTGAACACGGGCGACGCGCGTCCCGTCACCGGGCGCACTGGAGCCGGCGCCCGGGTGGCGGGCAGGGGTGCGGCCGCACGGGCATGTCCGTTGCCGTTGTCGGCCCCCAGCGTCGCGGCATACTTGCCCAGCGCGACAGCCCGCGCCCTCTCGCTCCGCAGCCCGGCAATGCGCTCGACCTCGGCCGGATCGGCGGCCAGGGCGCCGGCAACACGCACGCCGTCAGGCATCTCGACCAACAACTGCGCAAAATTCGCATCGGCGCCCATCTTGATCAGATCGTCGCAGCGCTGGTTCCAGTCGCCGTATTCGGTCGCGCCCTGTTCGTGAAAGCGCTCGGTGCGGATCTGCGCCTCGACCTCGGCGCGGATAGCGACACGCTCGCGCTGATAGCGTTGCTCGGGGGTTTCCTCGCCCTGTGGCTGCGCCACGGCCTGGCGGCGATAGAACTCGAGTTCCGCTGCCTGCTGGGCCTGGAGCCTCTCAGCGGCGCTGAGCTTGGCCGTGATGGCGGCGAAGCGGCGGTCGCCCCGGCTCTTACGTTCGGCCTCTTCCTCGGGCGTCGCCTCTGGAGCGTCGTCCGGTGCCGGTGTGGACTCTGGTGCGGGCGTGGACGCGGGTTCGCGTTCCGGCTCGGCCGGGTGTTCAGTCGTCTCGCTCATGGGGCGCTCGTCGGTGAGGGTTAGCGTGGGGCGTTGGGTGCCACGTCGTGGACGATCGTCGCCGGCTCGTCAGGCGTGAGTGTGGGCTGTGCCAGGGCGCCATGGGTCACGGCAGCGGCGGCTTCCAGCTCGAGGATGCGGGCGCGCAGGCGCTCGATCTCGGCATGCGCCTCGGCCAGGCTGTTGGGGGTGTCGTCGCTCATCTTTGGGAAATCCACAGCGGTTATGCTATATGCGGGGCGGGACCGGTGTTTGCGCGCCGGCCCCACCCCTAGCGACGCCCCTTGGCGAGAAGGAACGAGGCATGACGCGCACTATATCCGATTGGTCCTGGGACCAGACAGAAGCCGCCGACGCGTTCGTGGCGAACGCCGAGCGCTGGGGGACCGCCCCCGCGCTAGCCCGGGCCGTCGCGCGGATCGCTGAAGACACCGATGAGGCAGTCGCCATCCTCGAGTTCATTGGCGAGTATCGTCAGGCTGCAGGGCATTAGCCGCCGCGCCTGCGCCGACCGTCGCGGCGAGTGGCGACAGCAGGGGCTTCTTGCCGCGCACGAAGTCGAGCAGCGCCTTGGTGGGTGTGCCGCCACGCTCGGCGGCGGTCTTCTGCAGGCGGCCCTCGACGGCGCCCATAAAGGATGTCGGCAGCGAGCGCAGGCCCGTCACGCGCCCCCCGCCCACCCACAGCGCCGCCTGCAGTTGCGCGGGGCTCAGGCCCATCTCGCGCGCTAGATCCTGCTGGAAGCCCTCCAGGGCGGCGTAGTGGTTGGCCTCGGGCACGTCCTTCCAGGCCTGCGGTATTTCCAGCATCTGGTCGATCGTGAGGCGCCCCGATTTGACCTCATCGCGCCAATTGATCTTGTCGCCCTTCTGCACGCCGATCGACGGGTAATTAACGTCGGCAGTCTGCGTCGTGTTGAGGAATTCCGGGTTTTTCGACAGCATGCCGATGAGCCGCAGATTGTGCTTGTCCACCGTCACCGGCTCCTGATTGCCCGACAGGTTGGCATCGAATGACGCACGCTTCGGGCGCATCTCGGGATCGAGCGGGTTGCCGCCTGCAATATCGGAATAGGCCCCAAATTGGGTGTTTTGCATCTTGTGGCCGTAGGGCGAGATTAGATCATCAACCGACTGCACTGGGTCGCCCTGGCGTTCCTTGACGTTGTAGTAGCTCGCCGTCCGAATGTTCTGGGACACGTCGGAGCCGGCCGAAACAGCCCCCACCGTCCGCATGTATTTGCTGAATGTGGCGTTGCCCTCTTCCGGCCCCAGCTCGGTGACGAAGGCGAGGCGCAGCGGCTCGGCGTTATACCAGTAGGCGCCGCCGGTCTTCAGCCCGGCCTCGGCCACCGTCCGCAGTTTCCCGCGGATGTCGGGATCGGTGGTGGCGTCGACAATGTGCGGCGGTAATCCCTTGCGGCGCCCAGCCTCGGGATCGATGCGCGACAGCGGTTCCTGCGGGACATCCGGCACGCGCCAGGTATCGGACAGGTCGAACACCTGGCCAGGCCGCACTGGCGAGCCCGATTGGACCAGGCTCTCGGGCACCGGGCCGGTGTTGGTCGACGGCACGATATCGTTGTAGGCCGGCAGCCCCAACGCCTCGAGCGTCGCGTCCGCGTTGGAGCCCATCCGTCCCGCCATTGATGTTGCCACCCCGCCCCGCGTCTGAGGGGCCGCCCAGATGGCAGACCGCACTGGCGGGTTGTTGTGCCCGATGCCGAAAACCGGCGGCTCGCCGGGTGGCGCCGGAACGCTAGGATCGATCGTCTCGTAGCCCGGGCCGATGCGGCGGTAGCGCGCGCCGGTCGTCCCCATCATGCCGAGCGCCATGGTCGGCGCCACGTCCTTCGCGGTCTCTATCGCCTGATGCGCCGCAGCTATATCCGAGGCCATGACCGGCGAGCCGTCCTGCCGCATAAACGCGACCTGATCGTATGGCCCCCGCGGCATACTCAGCGACTGCTCGCCCAGGCTCTGCGTGCCCACGGGGTTGGACATAGGCCAGATCGATGGCTGGTCGCGTTGATGCTTGGCGCGCATCGAGGCGAGCCAGTCCACCAACGGGTCCACAACCGTCGGCGTCCCGGTATCCGGCAGTGTTGCTGTAGCCGGGTCATAGGGTGGCGCAGGCGCGCGCCCCAGCGGGTTGTCGCTGGTGCCGTAGGGGTCGCCATACTGGAGCAGGTTGACCGCCATCGATCACTGCACCGTTGCGGGCGCCGCGGACGCGTCTGGGGCCGGCGGCGCCATGCGGGCGGCCAGATCCCCCTGCACGTCGGCGTGGCCCTCCAGCACCGGCTGCAGGCGCGTGCCCAGCATGTCCTGCACCATATTCCGCACAATCACCTGCAGGCTGTGCGGATCGATCGTCCCCACCGCGGCCAGGCGCCTGGTTTCGGCGTCGTAGTCTTTGATCTTCAGCTCGTCGTCCTTGTCCTTGGCCTGTGCCTGCAGCTGGGCGACTTGTTGCTTGAGCTGTGCCACTTCCTGATCGGCCTGGCCGAGCAACTGCTGGGCGTGCTGGGTAACGGCCTGCACCTGCGGATCTGGCCCGGCCCGGTATTGCGGCGGCAGCCCCCGCTTCAGCCGATCGGCCAGCTCATCGGCGCCGGGGAAGTCCGAATTGGCCGCCCAGTAATCCCCCACGATCTGAAACGCCGCCGGGTTCTGCTGCATGATCTCACTGAATGCATTGGCCGCCTCTTGCCGCTGCGTGCCGTACGCCGGCCCCACATCAGCCTCGACGTCGTATTCCCCGATCAGCGGGTTGAAAATGATGGCAGGGTCGGGCCGGTTCGGATCTTCCTGCGCGGCATCGGCCTGACCTGGCGTGACCGGCGCCGCGCCACCGCCGGGTTGTGCCTGCACCTGCTGGTGTGCCTCGGGGGCGTCAGGCGCTACCAGCACGCGGCCCTCGCTGCCGTCCTCGGCCAGCGTCAGCACCACACGGTGGGTGTCGTATACTTTAGGGATGAGATCCAACAGGATACGACCGATCTGCCTAATCCCTTTGGCTTGATTGTCGATGTAGTGATACGTCGCAGTATCGCCCTGCCGTTGCCGCTGCTGTATTGCGACGCCGCTGCGCTCGTTGGACGGCATGCCCATCTCGGCCTGATACTGGCCGGTGACCGACATCAGATCCTGCCGCGCGATGGTCATGCCCTGGATGTAAGCCTGCGCCATCTGCGGCGGCTGCTCACGCTCGGGCCGCTGGATCGGGTTGCCCTGCTCATCGAGCGGATTATAAAGCAGCACCGACCAGTTCTTGGTATTGGCGGTGGCCCACTGTTCCTCGCGTCCCTCGATCGCATCGGCACGCGCCACGTAGGGTGACTTCGTCTGCAGTGCCACTTGCTCGACGGCCGCACTGGCCCAGTAATTATAAATCCTTTGCGCATCTATCTGCGCCCGCGTGTGGCCCTTGCGATCCATCTCGCCGGCCACCACGGTTTCCTCACCGAGCCACGGCACGATCGGGATGTATTTGCCCAACCACTCTTCGCGATCGACGATCTTGTCGCCGGCAAACTTGAACCACTCGACAGTGCGTTCCTGCACTTCGCGTGATTTGGTGATCAGCCCCTTGACCTGATCGCGCAACTCGCTTGGGATCTCATCATCGCGCACCACGGTGCCGTCGCGCAGGCGGTGGATGGTGCTGCTGGTGATGACCACGCGCCAGTATTCGGCAATGCGCACATGATCCCGGTCGTTCCAGCCATCGGTATGATCGAGCGCCGCTGGAGCTGCCTGGTCCTCTTTGCCGTATTCGTCTTCATAGCGCGACCGCTCGATGTCCTCGAACACGAAGGCAAACATCGCGTCCGATTTGTCATACAGCTCGCAGTCCGGGTCCATGTAGATCGTGCGGGGATCTTTCACCCGCTTAATGAACAGCTCGAGGTCAAACGACTGATCGTTGACATAGCCGGTGTCGACTCGACAGTAGCCGATGCCGCTTTCGACCTGGTGGTATGTCGCGGTGGCGTAGGCATCGACGGCTTTGGATTGATACTCGATGCGCCGGATGATGCCCGAGAACACCTGCGCCGCTTCATACGACGCACGCCCACCGGTAGGCGTTACCTTGATCTGCGCCTTATGCTGTCTCGCGTCATTGATCACCTGCAGATTATGCTGCCGCACCTGGTTGTAGGTGAGGCATGGGCGGGCGCCGCGCTCGGTGCGCACGTTGGTGTCCCACTGCCACGCGTTGAGCGGATCGCCGTTGGCAAATTTGGTGTCGAACAACGCACGGTCGCGCCACGCGCTTTCCCACGTCTCGCACCGCTCGAAGCGCTCCTTGCCCTCGCGCAGGATCTCAGCGTCGCCGGATTGTGGGCGTCGGGCCATCAGGTTTCCTGCAGTTCAGACGGCAGTGGCGGCAGGGTGTGGGCGCCGGGTCGTAGCGGCTGCGGGCGTGGCATCTGCTGCGCTCTGGCCACCTGGCAATCCACGGGCGGCGCCTTAGGTAGTGGCGGCAGGTCCAGCGCCTGGAGTTGCTTTCCGACGCTGTATTTGCTGCGCCCCAGCATCCTGCCGATCAGCACAGGGCCGAGGCCATTGGCGCGGAGTTGCCGCAACAGCGTGCGCTCCTCATCCGTCCAGGGAACGCTCACCACGTGCTTCATGCTGGCTGGCATGGCGGCTCTCCGCTGTGCTAGGATCGGTCCCGCGATAAGTCCGAGAACCTCAAGCGCCCCGTATCTCCCCGTGAGTGCGGGGCTTTTCTTTGGGCATGCGAGGTGGTCAATTGTGGCATGGCTCGAAATTGGCCGCGAAATACGCAGCCGCCACCAGCCACTGATCGCCATGGTCCTGCGGGTTACGCGCGATCATATCGCCCGCCTTCGGTGACCCCGCAGCACGATCCGGCTTGGAAATGCTGACGTCAGCGAGCACCTCGCCTGGCTCATAGGGGCGCAACTCGGCAATCTGGCTGCGGCGATAGGGTTTGAATTGTGGCAACTGGCACCTGACTGGGGGTAGCTATCGGTAATGGGCATTTTGAAGAGTGAGGCACCCATGGAGCTAAGCGAGGACGAGGTGGCGCAGCGCGTGGTGGACGCCGCTGAGCACGGTTACCCTGGCGATCGGAACGCCCAGGTGCGCAACGTGGCCAATGCCGCACGCGGCCTGGGTATCGGCGTGACACTGAAGGCGCTGGCTATCATTACCGCACGCGACCCCCGCCGGGCGCTTGAGGGGCAGGTTGAATGG